ATCGTAGAACGTAACAGCGCCAGCAATAAACGAGTACATGTCATCTTTTGTTGAAGTCGGGACGTACACGCAATGGTCCGGCTCGCGATTAACCATATGGTCCGTCGATAGTGTGACGTTGTCCGACCCAAACAGGTAGCAGGCGTTTTCGGGGTGCTCAAAATCAGGCAACGCTATGCTGCCTGAATAATACCTACCATTCTTCGGTGCCATCAATACGAGCGGAGACGGCAGTTCTTCCGCCGTCTTTACACTCACATAATCAGCAAACGGGCGCACCTTACGATCCACAGCACCCAGCACATAAATGCTTGTCGGCGCAAAGTTAGACAGCAGATAAGACCACTGCTGCTCCCAACTCTGAGACGAGGACGGCACTAGCGCTACGCTGTGCATTACGCATCCGGGGTACGCACGGCCTGGACGGAGAACGCACCAAAACTTGCCGTGGTCTTAAACGTCTTAATCGGATTCGGTGAGCCACCTCGACGCACAGTAATTGCCACGTTGTTAGCGACCGTAAACTGGGCAGAATAGCTGAGCTGCGTTCCGCTAGTTACCGCCTCGTCAATCAACGCCCTCATTACCGTATTAGCAATAGCGGCATTACTGGGCGCAGTCGTAGTAGATCCTCCCAAGGTAAAGACGCCCGATGTCGTGTTGACAGACGTGTACTCCAACAAGTCTAAGTTGTCGTCACTGTCTCGCTGAATGCGAAGGAATCCCGCTGAAGGCGTGTTAGCCGGAACGTTTCCAGCACCGACATCCACCGAAGTCGAGACACCTGCGGTAAGCGCGGATGCCAACGTCATCTCGTTGAAGTCCGGCTCGGCATCCCCGTTAACGTCTGTCGCCACGCCGTCATACGGGTAGACCGTGACGTAATCGCCTACGACCAGGTTGGTGACGGCACCTGTCCGGTTGTCTGGCGGCTGAATCGTGACGGTCAAGAGGTTGGTGAACTGGTCACCTGCAATGGCATCAGATGGGTCAATCGCGATACCAAAGTTAACCGGGTTGTAATTCGTACCTGTGTACGAGCCTACAAACTGGTTGTTGATGGTACGGGTACTGACCGTGCCGTTAACGTCAACGGTGTTGTTTGATGTCGCCCCGAAGAGGGTTTGGTCGTCAACAGGCACAACGCCCGTAATCTGCTGGCCGTAGATGTTGCCTGTCGTGCCGCCGTCATTCAGGCCGTATAGGCAGATTTGACCGGACGCGGTGTTATTGACCACCGTGCCAGAGGTCGCTGTCCATTCACCTGCCCCGCGCAACGTCGTCAGAGACTCGGTGTTGCTGAAGTTTGCGGTAGCATCCGCGACAATGATGGTGCCTGTACCTGTCGTGTCGTCCACATAGATAACACGTCCACGAGCGCCAGAGGTGTTGCCCTTGACCGTATCACCTACAGCAACCAGCGTACCTGTGCCACCCGTGTATGGAATTTCCGTACCGTAGGCCAGGACTTCCTGAGCGGTGAGGTTTGCGCTTTCGCCGTCGTACGCGAAGTTGACGTTCAGTCCGGTAAACAGTTGAGCGTTACGCCCAAACAACGTTTCAGCCGTGCCTCGACGCTGGATGTACTTGGTGTACTCGTAAGTCTCAAGGGACGTGTTGGTATCGAAGTCAATCGACAGGTAGAACGGCGTGGCACCGCTACCCTCACCGAAGTCCAGCGTTTGATAGTTTTCGGTAAGGATTGGTGAATATGCCGCAACCGTACCTACTGCCGTGTTGTTGTTTCCATCGGGTGAAGACACGAGAGCAAGCGCAGTCTCGCCAGTGCCCAGAGTAGTGCCTGCTTCAAAGTAGTTCTCGCCAAATTCAAGCAGCTTGCCCTTAACACGGCGACCGTCGATGTTTACCCCATCTTCGACTGTCTTGATGAGGATTCGGACTTTACCCGCAACCGTATCGGGGAAATAAGCATTGTTCCAGTAATCGGTAACAATACTGTCTTCACGAATAATGATCGGTCGAGTAGACGCTAGAGGCGTCGTAACGCCAACACCAAGTCCAGAGTAGAGTTCACGAGTATCCCCGCTACCCTGCTCGATAGAACCGCCGTACATGTGCTGCGCTACGGTGGCGTCAATGTTGACGCTGTTTAGCAACGTAACAATCTGGTCGGTCGAACGATCCGACACCGTGAAGTCCACGATGCTTAGGTCGTCGTCGCCTGCAATGGTTTCGGTCGAGTTAAGCAACGACAAGAAGCGGTGAAGCTCTAGCGGCTCATAGCCTCGTGGGTGAACCTCACCATTAAGCGTACCGTCGCCTCCTGACGACCCTGTAAACGTCTCGTTATCCGCAGGCAGACCCACGGTATCCAAGAACGTAATCCAGCGAACGTCGAGTTCGCCCGTGGCTCCTGCGTCACTCACAACCGTGATGACTTCGCACTGAGCGCCGCCGCTAAACGTCAGCGTCTCCCCAGCAACCACGTTACTGGTCTGACCGTCGAAGAAGAAACTATGCGTAGCCCCTAACGCGGGACCAGTCCATCGAATGTCGATGACCCCTGCGGTGTTCGTTACGCTCACGTCATCGCGTAAGTACGCTGGGAACAACAGCACGTTAGACGTATCAACGTCTGCCGTAACACTACCTTGCGTTAACGTGTCGGCACTATCTGGGACAGTCGGTGACCCAATTAGCGCAATGTACAGAACACCCGAAGTTCCGTCAGGAATGTCGCTGACAATAAAACCGCTATCTGCGCCTGCGTTCCAGGTGACGAATGCGCCTTCTTCTGTAAAAGACCCCCCAGCGCGGTTGCTGTATTCGAGCCTGTAGTAAACCGTTGCCATCAATCAATCCTCTTAAGCTGCGCTACGCGCTTACTTCTTTTTACCTTTGCAAGCCTTAGCTTTGCGACACGCCGAAGGCGTGGGGCAACCGCGGCAAGGCTTAAATGTCGATTTAGACGGCGCTTTCTTTTTACCGTAAGGCATCACTTTTTCCTCTTTGCGGTTTTCGCCGCCTTTTTAAATTGCGCCTTAGTGGGCGCACCTTTGGTGCCGGGTTTGCGCATCTTTTCGCCGGAACCGGCTGCAATACGTTTGCGTTTTGCATGGATGTTTGCGTACAGTCCGGGTTTCTTTGCCATCACCATTTTACCTTTGAGGCCCAGTAGGCCGCGCTCATTTTACCTTTGGCTATGTTCTTGCCATGCCGAGCCTTAAACGATTTTGGTTTAGCCTTCATACGATCAGACTCGCCAGACTTAGGCTTGCCCGCCGTCTTAGCGCCTTGCTCACCAAAGCGGATGGTTTTGATCTGGTCGCCTTGTTTAGCCACAACCACATGAGACTTCTTAGGGTGATTCGGCGTTCGTTTAGGCTTGTTGTAGCCGCTCACTCCCGCTCGAGCTAAACGTGGGTCTTTATTAGGCATTTAGTTGTCTCTTTCTAACCGAGCCATTCTCTCGACCATGTTTAAGTTAAATTTTTGAGTGCTCAAAAGCATCTCATCTATTTTTTCACCTTGTTGGTGCCGTTCTTCTCGAGATTCGGCAAACCCGCGCTGTTGTTCCGCAAGGATTCGCTCAAATTGGCTATCGAAACGTTGGGTCCAGCCGTTAAACTGTTCAATGTCCAGTTTTTTATCGTCCATGCGATCGACCTTAGCGTTTAACTCGTCAAACTGATCTTCTTGCATGGCAATCCAGCGCTTAGCTACCCACCATAAGATAGCAAATGCGCCTACAATCGCGCCTCCGGCAAGCCAGCTCGCTAAGTTAGGGTCATTTGGCATCTGCTTACGCAATCCTAATAATGGCATTTGACGCATCTGCCGTGGGAAAGATAATAGTAAAATCACCTGCGGTGGATGTCTTATCCGACCCAAAATCCAAAACCACAACTGCAGGATTAGTTACGGCAAGAGAAGTAGTGTTAGGCGTAGTGTTGTAGATCAAAGCTCCCCGCGCCGTAATAGTCGCGGTAGAAAACGTTTCGTCAGCGAAATCCGTGAATGCCGTTGTTCCGGTGGACGTCGGGTCTACATTAGTCAAAGCTCCGCCGCCTGCGCTATATCCTGTCCCGCTTACTTCATCCGTTGCGGTATATGCCGTCGTAGCCGCAGTAAAAGACGCGTTGTTGTCGTAAAGAGCGATGTTAAAAGTATCGCCGTTAGCGAGGTCAAAGTCGTGAACACCGTACAAAAGTTCTTTTTTGAACGAGGTACACATGAAGTTTCCCGTGAAAGCCATTATTACAGTCTCCTAATTAACTCCGCGAGTTCTTCATTCCCCGCATCTTTTATCGCGTTGTATACAGTGGTTCTGTCACTCTTTATGGCTTCTCGCATATAAAACTCCAAAACCTTAACCATGTGCTTACGGAAAGCGTGGGCCTGCGCCTGTATTGCAGGGCTTGCCGAATCACTTATCGAAATGATCTTATCGGCGCAACGGTTCGCCACTTCTTCTGGGGTAAAACCCCGGTTCTCCGTGGTGTGAACGGATACCTTAAAGCTCGATTCTAGGTCTAAATTGAGTGCTGGAAAGCTCATTGTTTGGGCCTAATTAACATTCCAGTGCGGTAATCGTCCGTAACTTCCTTGTTTTCGCCCAACATTTTCATGCCGATGAGCGCTTCGGAGAATCGCTTTTCATACTGAGCCATCACGTCTTGTTCGCCCTTCATGTAGATGTACGCTTCGATCAAGCTGCCATAAAGAAGGGCCATTTGAGCGTTTTTGCTCAACCAAGTCGTGTCGCTGTCTAATCCGGCCGTCAAACTAGCCGGACGGTAGAAATAATGAAGCTCCACGGCCCTCGCGGCATCCGGCGTCGGGCCTATAATGAAGCTATCCACGTCAAAAACCGCGTAATATCGCGGATTGCCCGTTGTAGCAGGGTCCGGGTTGAAACTTTGGACAAAATCGGTGTCTTTGAAGTCTAAAAACACCCGATTACTGTCCGCATCGGTAAACGAAAGCGAAAAAGGAGCCAAAAAGTCGTCCGGACAGGACAAGTATTGGTTACCTTGGGTCAAATTCCCGTTAACGTTCTTCCTAAACAGGCTCAACTGAACGTTTTTGAGTATCCGTTCCTCTGCTTGACGTATGAAAACGGGCAAATTTGTTACAAACGACGTCTCATCGTTTTCGGCGTAGTCCTGAATAGCCGTTTTTAGCTGTGCATATGTGAAGCTCATGGTGTCACCACCGATACTGTGCCAACCGAAGCCTGCAAAGCCGGAGTTTTTTCTAATTCGGAAGGAAGTTCAGGCGTTCCGCCCGTGCTCCAGTTGCCGTTTCCCAAGTAAGTGATGCCATTCGTAGTGATGACCAAAAATGCGCTGGTAGGGTTATCCGGTTGAGGCCTAGAATCCGGCAACGCTTGCGGATCAACCACTTTTCGGAAGGGTCCTAGCTGCGGGTGCTTCGGCTCATACTCGTCCGGACCCACAAGTAGACCATTCCACTCTTTTCTCATTAACTTGTACGGATAACGAAAACCGGAACGGTCCGAAATAGCGTATGCGTTTTTGCCTGTGGCGAACTTTGCCATTATCCCGCCCCGTAATACTCAAACTTAGGAACCGCATTAAAGGACGCCCGATCGCGGTCCTCTGCGGCAGCTCGCTCAAACTCCTCTTCATAAAGACTTTTAAGAAGCTGCACTCTGTTTGGTGCTCGCTTCAAAGCCACGTAGTAGGCTAACCCGGCGGCAAGGCATGGATAAAACCGAAAAGGCATATCCATTGTGTTGGTGTAGATGTCAGCGTCATCCATGCGCGTCAACGCGTCGTAGTACAAAACATCTGTACTGTTTTCAGGGACCGGCCAAATCTTAAGATTGGGGGTCAACTGACGGTCTAAGAAAAATTGATTAGGACGGCTTTGGGTCGTTTTGGTCGGGATCGTCAAATACTCGTCCCGGCTTAGTCGTTCCAACGAATAATCGGTGCCGTCTCTTCGGAGAACTACCGCCAGAACGTCAATAATATCCGCGGTAAGCGCGTACTCTCCGCTGCCCTGCGTCAGCGCTTGAGAACGCTGCTTAATCGTCCATTGGTTTAAGCCGCGGTTAGCCCAGTCAGCCAGCAAAAGATTAAGAGAACGCTTTGCGGTTTTAAGGTCGTAGCCGGTACGCACCTCGAGACCACAGCGTTCAAAAGCCTCTTCGACGTAATCTGCTACATCCAGCTCGAAATCTTTGCTGTTAGATACGGCCATTTGGTATACCGCCTACTTTTGCACAAACAGTGTCAGGGTCGTAGCCGTGGCTAAATCAACGTAGAGTCCATCTTCAAAAATGATACCGTCGCCCGGTATCTCCATTCCAAAAATGTTTCTGTCCGTGTCATCCAGCTCCAACAAAACCGTTCCAGAGGCAGCCGCGGCGTTGTCGTAAATAAACGTAACTCCCGAAGCACCCGTGTCGTGGTTGACTAAAAACCCTTTCAACCGACCACGGCCCGTGGCCGCCGATCCGGAAGCGTTCAGATGGACCGCTTTGACCTCATTTCCCGCCATGACACACCTAGCTGTAGAAAACGGTTACCGAGGTGCAAGCCGTAAAGGTCGAGACGTAGATGTCGCTCACCCGTAAGCCTTCCTCGGGAATGTTCACCGAATGTGTGTCATCCGCATTCAAATCCATGTCTAATACGGTAGAGCCGCCATTCCCGTCAGTCATGGTTAGACGCGGCGTTCCCGTTGTCGTTTTAACCTGGAGCTGTCTAATACGGGCAGGCCCGACACCGGCAGAGCCGGTGGCGGACAGGCGCTTCGTCTTTACATCAGAACTCGCCATTAGCTATTGCCTCTTATGCGTCAGCAAAAGGCGTGACCAATGTGCCAGACCCTAGCAACGTACCTGTTACAAGATACTCGTCCGCAGCAATGGCGGTGATTTCGATATATGAACCTGCAATACCACCAGTGGTGGTGCCGTTCATGGAAATCACGTCATTAGTAGCGGCAGGGGCAAACCCACGAGCCTGCGAAGTAGCGGCGGCAGCCAAAACCAGGTTTCCGACAAACGTGTCCGTACCGTCTGTTTTGATGTCCAAGTCAGAAGCCGTCGTTCCAACAAAAAACACGTACTTAGCGCCGATGGTGTCGGCAGAAGCCGAAGGAAGCGTGACAGCGCCGTCTGCATCGTTGATCTCGATGATGCGACCAACGTGAGACGCATACGTGAGAGTAGTTTCTGCCGTAATGTTTACGACAGCGTTAGAACCAGCCGCGGTAAAGCCGCGCTCGGACCGGATTGGACCGGAAAAGGTAGTTTGTCCCATGTGAGTCTCCTGTCTTGGACAACGTCAGTTACGAGATGCAACTGTCAGGAATAATTCCAATATAGATTATATTCCAAGAGATTGGAATAAAAAAAGGGGGCCTGTAAGGCCCCCTTTCGTTTCGGACTATTCCGATTGCGAAGCTTACGCTGCGCCCGGAGTAGCGAATACACAACGCCAGTCAGAGACACCGAAGCTGTAACGCTCACGCGCCTTGAAGCGCATGTTGCCGGTATCAAAATCTCCTTCCATCGCCGTTTTGATAGGCGACCGCTTGAAGTATTTGAAACCGTTAGGTGCGTCAGTCTTGATGAAGAATGCGTCAGTATCCGTCAGGAAGTGGTTTACAACCGCTCCTTCTGGAAGCATTCCCATGCTCTTCATAGCGTTCAGATCGTTGTCTGCGGTGCTCGGACGCAGGTTAGAGTTGATAACCCTTTCTGCGATGAACTGAAGCTCTTTAGGAATAATGAGCTTCATGCCGCGAACAGCAATCTTCAGACCACGCTCATCGGTGAAACCAGCGATGTCAATCAGCATTTGCTCGAGCGACGTCTCGTTGAGATCCGCTGCAACTGCCAAAAGGTTGCTCTGGTTACCCGAAAGACTCGGGTGTGCGGCAGAGCAAAGAGCGGCACCGTCACCGATAGCAGAAGAACCCGCAGTGAACGCGTTGTTCAGGATAGCGGCAGCTTTAATCTGCTTGGTCTGCGCCATGGAACGAGCCAAGGCTTTGGTGTATCGCGAAGCAAGGCGGTCGTAGAGGTTATCTTCGATCGCTTCCTCAGTGATTGAGAATGCCAGCGCGATGGTTTCGTGAGTGTAACGAGCAGTGTAGGTCTCTTGTGCTTCGTCAAAGTTGATGGCAGTGCCTTCACCTTTAACGGGTGCAGTGGAGAAACCACCGAGCATTACTTCCTCTTCAAAGGCGCGGTCCGAAGACTCCTCCTCGAAGATTTCAGAGTGCTCGTTC